GAAAACAAATGCGCAGGTATTCAGAATTACGTGGGCTTTTAGCAAAAAAGAATTCTAGCATGAGCCAGCTTGCAAGGGAACTCGGTATGTCTTATCCGGCTGTTTTCAATAGATTTCACGGTAAAACATTTTGGGACACTAAACAAATCGAAAAAATAGCTCTCTTGTACGGAATTGAAAAGAACGAAATACCGAAATATTTTTTTAATGAAAGTGTTTCTAAAATAGAAACATTACGAACAGCATAAGGAGGAAACATGGAAGAACCATTTTTTATGACAAGAAAGCAGGTAGCGAAAATAATTCCTTGTTCTCTTAATTCATTCGATCGACAAATTCGATACGGAAAAGAATTTACTGAAATTGTTTCAGAAAAACACTTAGGCGGTAAAATTCTATTTCCAAGAAAAGAGATTGAAGAATATTTAAGGAGCATCTAAAGATGAAAGATTATAAATCCGGATTAAAAGACATGAGGAACACTGTAAAGGCTGTTTTAGACAGCGAAGAAATGCCATTCGATCTTTATTACTTAATCGTTAGAAGAATGGATGAAAGAATCGAGGCAAACAAATGAACGTATTAAATCTAGAACTCACGATGTTAGCAGCCGGAGCGGTGGCAGGGATTTGCGTATCACTTATTGGAATGGCAATCGTGCAATGGAAATTATCAGGTATGACTTTAAAAGAATTTTTCCAAGGAGTCGATAACTGATGGAAACAATTAGGCTTAACAGCTTTACCAAAGAAGAAAGCAAAGAAAATATTTTACAAAAAGCCAAAGGCTTAAAACAGGGTCTTGATCTTTTCAAAGCTTCGTTAGATAAAGCCAAAAAACAACAAAGACCAATCATAGCCACTTATTTAGAAACAGGTGAACAGGTTGAAATCAAATCCGTTAGAAAAGCAAGCAAAAAACTTCATTGCAATGCTTACTACGCTTTAAAAACTGGCAAAGAAATTAAAGGATACAAACTTTCATACAAATAAAAAACTTCCGACTGCAATCGGAAGAATTAAGAAAATCACGAGGTAATTATAGCATGAGTAACGAAATTAGAATTATAGATCAAGATGGCGTTACAGCTAGCGTAGCTCAATTAAGAAGCAAAGCTTTCGTTTCTGAACTAACTAACGAGGATTTAGAAAACGTGGCCTACACGGCTAAAGCCTTAAAGAATCCGATTAAAAATATCGATGATGAAGTTAAAAAGCGTTTAGCTAACGGCTCACAGTTTGTTCATATTTCGACATCAGAAGTAAGCAAACAGACTTTAGCTAGTGACGATGACAAAGTTAAACAAGCTTTTTATAACAAATACGGTTTAGCTGCTTTTGTGGTTAAAAGCCCAACGCAGCTAAAGAAACAATTCGGGGAATCAATTCAAGACGACCTAGATAAAGTCATTGTCTTTAGCAAACAAAATCGGGTCAAGTATGACTAATAAAGAGATATGGAAGCCTATCAAAGGTTACGAAAATTCATATCAGGTAAGTAGTTGGGGAAGAATTAGAAGTCTTGACAGATTTGTATTTAAAGGCAGCGACAAAGTTAAAAGTATTCAAAAAGGTCAAATAATTAAACCCTGGTTAAATTCAGATGGATATTTAAGAGTTTGTCTTTGTAAAAAAGGATTTAAAAAATACAAAAAAGTTCATCGGTTGGTTGCTGAAACATTTATCCCAAATCCAAAAAATAAGCTGACAGTAAACCACATTAACGAAGTTACTACTGATAATAACGTCAATAATCTCGAATGGATGACTAACGAAGAAAATATTAATTATGGTCATCGTATTGAAAATATTAAAAATACGATGAGTTGGAAAATTAAACAAATCAAAAATAAAACCGTAGTAAATATTTTCAATTCTTTGCACGAAGCCGAAGAAACAACTAAAACCCCCAGACAATCAATTTCTTATGCCGTTAAACATGGCACACATTTGAAAAATTATATGTGGGAAAGAGGGTGATTGGCTGTTGAGAACACTAAGAGACTATCAATCAGAAACCATTAATAAGATTGTTCAATCTATGAAACAAGGTCATAAATCAATTATTGTTCAACAGCCGCCCTCGTACAGGCAAGACCATGATTATGGCCGATATTGCCAAGCGAACTACAGATAAAAATAATCGTGTTTTATTCCTGGTTCACAGAAAAGAATTAATTGAGCAAGCGGAAAAGACGTTTAAAGAACAACGAGTCGATATGCGTTTAGTTCAGTTTTCAATGATTCAATCAGCAGCTAAGCATTTAAAAAATCTATATCCAGCTAAATTAATCTTTGTCGATGAAGGTCATCACAGCATGGCTAAAAGTTATTTAAAAGTATTAGATCGCTTCAATGAATCTTTTAAATTATTATTTACTGCCACGCCTTGGAGATCAGGCAAAGGCGGTTTTACAGAAATAGCCGATGACTTGATTGTTGGCAGGCCTGTAAGTTGGTTTATTAAAAAAGGCTATATGGCTGATTTCGATTATTATGCACCGAATGAAATTGATACAGAAAAATTAAAAGTAAGTCAAGGAGATTTTTCTAACAAATCAATTAATGAAGCATTGAAACACACGATTTATGGTGACGCTGTTAAATATTACAAACAATTAGCAGCTGGTAAACAAGCAATTGTTTATACGCATTCTGTTGAATCAGCTTATAAAGTTGCCGAAGAATTTAATAAATCAGGTATCAAAGCAAAAGCGTTAGACGGTTCAACTGAAAGCAATAATCGCGAAAGAGTAATAAACGATTATCGAAACGGGAAATTAACCATATTGGTTAATCGGGATTTATTTACCGAAGGACTTGATTTACCGAATGTTGATTGTGTTATTCAATTAAGACCAACAAAATCATTAGCTTTGTTCTTACAGTTCTCGATGAGATGTTTAAATCCAAGAGAGAACAAAAAAGCAATAATAATAGACCACGTTAACAACGTTGGGCGATTTGGATTGCCAGACGAAGAAAGAGAATGGAATTTAAGTGGTAAACATTCAAGCGAACTTTTAAACCCTATAAAAACTTGTCCGATGTGTTTTGGAACTTTCTATAAGAAAGATGTCAAAAAAAATCTATGCCCGTATTGCGGATCTGAATTAACTAGTGAAAATGCTGGCAATTCAGGAAAAGCATACGAAATAAAAAAAGACGCTAAGCTTGCGAAAGTTAATCGTAATCGCTTAGCAGATATTAAAAAGGAGATAAAAGCGGAGATCGCTTCACACGTTCCCTCTGATTGGCACGATGCAAAAAGTCAAGCGCAATTAGAGGAATACGCAAAAATACACGGCTATAAACATGGCTGGGCGTATTTCAAAGCTAGATCGATGCACTTATTATGATTTTACCTAAGAACGAAGTAAACCCGCACATCGTTGATGAACCTCATAATTTTATGATTTGGGGCAAACCAATGAGCGGAAAAAGTTATTTAGCCGGATTGTTTCCAGCGCCATTATTTTTAAACACCGACAGCAATGCCAAGGCTAATAAATATCCGTTTATTTCTTTAAAAAACGAATACGGAAAAGATGGAAAAATCACGAAGGATATTACCGACCAGTTAGACGAGATTATCACGGCTCTTACGACTGAAAAACACGACTATCAAACAGTGATTGTCGATGTTATCGATGACGTGGTTGCTTTGATTGAAGAAGCTGTCTGTAACGAATCCGGTGTTAAAGCCTTGTCCGATATTCCTTACGGGAAAGGTTACGCAACCGAAAAGACTGCTTTACAGCGTTTTGTTACCAGGCTTAGAACAATGCCGTTAAACGTTATTTATGTCAGCCGTGAAATTACGATGACCGATGCCGATGGCAGCAATCCAGTACCACAACCGTCATTACCGGAAAAATGGCAGAACATCGTTAACGGCAATTCCGATTTAGTTATCAGAACCAGAAAAATCGGTGAAAGATATTTACAACAAGTAACCGAACAAAGAAAGCATTACAAACAATCTCGTATCGAAAGCGAGCGAGTTCTAAAAATTCTTAAATATATTGATTACAACTTTGCAAAAGAGGAGAAATAAAAATGAGTTTACAAGACATTATGAAAGACCTAGAAAGCTTTGATCCAGCAAAGGATAAAGTCCAAACATTTTCAGGATTGCCAACTGGCAACTATAAAGTGGCATTAGAAAGCGTAGCTTATCAGATTCCTAATACCGATCAGAATTTCAACCCTTACAACAAAATTGTCTTTGAAGTCTTAGATGGTGATTATGCAGGCCGAAAAGAAAATATGCAATTAGGCTTCGAAGAAAAAACACCAAGCGGCAAACCGGTACCAGACTTCGCACTTGATAAAAACGCCAGAACCTTAATCAAGCTTTATTACGTTTTGGGAATCAAATTCACATTAGAAGCATCCGAGTTCGTTGACGGCAATAAGATAGTTGACCAATTAACACCAGCAGTCGGAACAAAATTATTGCTTAATTTGAATGTTCGTCCGAATAAGAAAAATCCAGATTATCCATATCGTAATTACGACTTCGACAAAATCGAAGAATCAGAACCAGCAGCCAAAGAGACGAAAGAAGAATCACCTATAAAAGACACAACTAAAGACGATGTCGACAATGACGATTTACCGTTCTAAAGAAGAATACGCACAAAGGTACGCAAAAGCTGGTATGTATGTCTTGCCGGTGGCTAATAAGCACCCGATCATTAAATTCGCAGATCAGCCGGCTTTAACCGAAAGTCAGATACACGATATTTGGGAACAACACCCGAATGCCGATATTGCCGTTAGAACAGTTGATTTCTTCGTAGTTGATATTGATAAACACCAGGATAATAACGGTTTTAAATCCTTAAAAGAGTTTAATCATAACGATTATTTTGCCGATACCTTGACCCAGAAAACTGCTCATGGTGGTGCACAGATGTTTTATATGAAGCCTAAAGGCGTAGAAGTCGAACAGAATATCGGTTGGCTAAAGGGCGTTGATGTTAAAGCACACATTAACAATTATGTTGTGATTGCGCCGTCAGATGGTTATCAATTCGTTAACCACCATAAAATCGTAGAAGCTTCTAAAGAATTATTGAAAGCTATCAAGCCGGTTAACAGCCAGTACGATATTCCAGAATCGGTAAGAAACAAGTATCACATTACCGAAAAAAGCAAAACGGCCGAATTATTCGAAAGAATTGCTTTTGGTCTCGGTGGTTCGGGTATGAGAAACAACAACCTAACAGAATTGATCGGTGGTTTGTTGTTTCGAGGAGTTGATCCCGATGCAGTTTTACAACTTTGCCGATTGACTAACCAGAACTCGCCGCAGCCCTTAGAAGAAAGCGAATTTAATAAAACCTATACATCGATGCTAAAAAAAGAAATGAGGAGAAGAAATGACACCGGAACAACTTAACGAGCAATTTAAAGAGTTCTTAGCTACTAAAAAAGATGTTACGCCGTCTCCGATTCCTGGTTTGGTCATGTATAAGGACGGAAGAATTAAGGCTAGTTCGTTGGTTAATATCGAAAAGCTGTTAGAACATGATTTCAAAGATTCAATTAAATTCAATGATTTCACCCAGGATATTCAAAACACAGCCTTAATTCGATTGGATAGTTACACCTTTTATATTGGAAAACTGGACGATGACTTTCTAAATCAATTAAGAAGCTATTTCGATAGTCATTATGGTGTGTTGTTCGCTTCAGATTTGATCTTTACGGCCATTAGCAATGTCGCACACCGAAACAAGTTCAATCCGGTTGAAAATTATTTTAATGAAGCTTATAGACTTTGGGATCATCATGATCGCTTCTCAACTTTATTTCATGATTTTCTTGGTGTTGATAAATCTAAATTAGTCACTGAAATAACAAAAATGTGGATGACGGCAGCTATAGCAAAAACATTTGAAGACGAGTTCCAATTTGATTATGTTCTTGATTTTATCGGTGACCAAGGTGTTGGCAAAACTACATTTCTTAAACGGCTTGGATTCGGTTATACAACTGATAAAGTTATGGATTTTATTAGTAAAGATTACTATTCGATGATGATTAAAAGCTTAATTCTAAACGATGACGAGATGAAGGCGACTAAAAAAGCAAGCTTCGAAGAATTAAAATCTTTTGTCACAATGACCGATTTGGAATTTAGACCGCCTTACGGCAGAACAGTTAATGTTTATCCTAAACATTTCGTTATTGCACGAACAACAAACGAAAAAACGTATTTAAAAGATAAAACTGGTGATCGGCGTTTTATCCCATTACACACTCATGCTGATCAAGCTAAGTTCCATCCTTCTGAAATAACAGTAGATACAACAGAATACATTAAGCAAACTTGGGGACAAGCGATGGACAATTATCAAAAATATACTGAAGGCTTATATGAATTTAAACTTGATTCTGATTTGGAAGAAGAATTAGAAAGATTACGCAAAACCGTTATGTATATAGACGAAACCGAAGAACAATTAGACGAAGCGCTTGAAAGAAGCAAGTCTAATTTTATTACTACTCAAGATATTGCTAGGAATATGGGCGAATTTGATTTATTGAAAAATGATCGTTTAGCAAAAAAGATCAAGTATTACATGGATAACAAAGAAAATTGGATCTATAAACGTAAAAAAATAGACGGAGTAATAAAACGCGGTTATCAACGTGTCAACGGTGTCAACCTAGGAACGTTGATATAACGGCATTCTTAAATTCCGGTGTCACCCGGTGTCACTTAGCTAAACCCTTGTGGCAGTAGGCTTTATCTCCTATACCTATAGGTACCACCTACTTATAAAAGAAAGAAGTAAGTATAGGTATATAGGGTAAAGGTTAGAAAACCGGTGTCACCTGTCAATATTAATTAAAATTATTGTCATAAGCATTGGAAGAGTAAGGAGAATAAAGGTGACACCAAAAATATCACCGAAAAACATTATGAAAAAAGATTTATGTGAACCTGAAATACAAGAAATATTTAAAAATAACCCAAAAATGATTATTTATATTGAAAAACAGCCTTTTTCATTTCCAGAATTATTGCTCAATGATAAGAAGGTTATTAATCAAGCAATTAAAGATGGATGCAAAATGTATCACTTCAATGAAAATAATTGCATACCAGCAAAAAATATAAATCAAGCATGTAAATTTATCGCTTTAAGAATATGGGATGCTTGGCCAATTGACAAAGAAACAGTTATCCAGAAAGCAAATGTGTTTCCGGTATGAGTGAACATTCAATACAAGACGCCGTTCGAGTGGCGTTATCAAAATATGGTTATTTTGTAGTAAGAACAGCAGCGGGAAATGTCGAAATGGCAAGAGGCGGTTATTTTAATCCAGGTATGCCAAACGGTTGGCCAGATCTAACCGGCATTAATCTTATTGATAATACGATTTTCTTTATTGAAATGAAAACGCCTATTGGTCGTCCAAGACCTGATCAAATGCAGTTTCATAAATTTTTAAAAAAACACGGTATTTGTCACGGTATCGCTAGAAGTCCGGAAGACGCTATAAAAATTGTTCAAGGGCAATTATGTGGTTATGGATTCGAGAAATACGATAGGGAGGAAAAATGACACGACCAATTATTGTTAAGCAAACTCCAATGGTGCCAGGAGACGAAGAAAACCTAGTAGAAATTGGCGAAGTTGTTGATGACAAAGCAATTATTAATATGAAAGGATAAATATGTATAAGCAAAGTAGTTTGTTCCCTGGCATCGATGAAAAATCAACTGCTCAAAAGGTTTACGAATTTCTTGAAAATACTTATCAACGCCAGAAGGACAAAGTATTTATGCTTGACCCAAGTCGTTTAAAAGCTGTTCGTTTATCTGCAGATAAAGTGGATTCAAGTCCTGCACACAATACGACCGAAGATCAGGAAATTCGCTACTTAGATGCTAAGACAGATATTGACATTGTTAAATGGTCGATGCAGGTATTGAACAACCATTACGGTGGCAGGATTTTACAAATGCGTTATATAGACGCTTACGGAATAAATACCGATGTTTCAGTGGCAAGAAATTTAAACATGATTACAAAAGATAGTAACTGTTATGTTGATGTACCAAGTAAAACCTATTGGAATAAAAAAAGACGTGAAGCTGTGATATTCGCACAACAATATGACATTTATATGGTTGAAGATCGAAAGAAATTAGAAGTATTGAGCGAATGAATAATAATTAAGCTTTATTAGGCACTATTAACCAAAATGACAGTATAATGACCCTAAAGCGATAGTATTGTGATAGCGTAATGACACTAAATAGGGGTTAATATTATAGAGTACGAAAGATTAAGAGAGATATGAAAGTTAATATTTATACGAAGGATATGTGCCCGCAATGCAAAGCTACTAAGCGCTGGCTTAACGAACACAATATCGATTATCAGGAAATTAACACAACGAACGGCCAAAACGCCATTAACCATTTAAAAAGAATTGGTGTTGAAAGGTTGCCGTTCGTTGTTACTGATAAAGGCAATTTAACAGGGTTTCAACCCGCAGTATTAGAAAAGCTAGTCTAACGACCGGCTTTTTATTTTGGAGCAGACATGAAGTTAATAGCATTTATTGTAGCAATCACATTATTGGTGGTTGCTTTTAATTTACGTAGAAAACCAAAGGTTTCCAATTCTACAATCAATGAATTAAACAAAGATACTGAATATCAAATTCCACAAGAAGTTATTGATGCGATGAATGTTATCAAAC